CTCAACTTTGATTGAATGTCATGGGTTGAGGTTCCGGGCTGGAAAAATCTGGTCACATGGAACTTACGACTGGTTGCTACCCGGTTCCTCGTGGTTCGACGTGGGAAGGCCGTGGATGCGTTTTGGGGCCCGCCCCTATGTCGGACAGCCCTCAACGCTGAAAACGCGTCCACGGGGCTCCTGCGAGGCCTGGCAGCCATGATATCGCGGAAGGAGCGATGGAGGACATGCCTGAAGACTCGAGACTCAAGGCGCGTGTGATCGTTCCTGGTGGGCAGCGGGTCCCGCCGCCGCCGGAGCTGACTGCGTTGGAAGCAAAGTTCTGGGTTGAGACCATGGCGGGGATGCCGGCGGGATGGTTTGGCATTGAGACGTTGCCGCTGCTGCGGCTGCTTTGCCGTTACTCGGCGATGTCTGAGACCGCGTTGAACAAGCTCAATGGGGCATCGAAGTTGAGCGCCCAGGAGTTCCGGGTCATGTCTACTCTTGCGGAGCGGTCCGGGCAGATGATGCTGCGGATTTCGTATCAGCTACAGCTGACGCCGAAGAGTCGCGGCGAGTATCATTCCAGCAAGAGGGACGAGACGAGTTCGCGGACCAATCCGGTGCGGCCGTGGGAGATTGCGATTGATGATCGCAGCAGCGCTTCATGAGATATAAATGCTACCGCGCAGCATGACATTCGCGCTGTTCGTCACCCTGGCTACGATCATCACCCTGGCTGTGATCACCGGCACCTTTTTCGTCGCGCCGCGCATTGATTCCGATGTTCGCATGGAAGCTGCGATCGTGGTGGTGGTCGCTGCGGCAGTTTTTGCATTGGTCGTCTGGGCTTTGACGCCGCCATGAACCAGGTTGCCGCGAAGGAGCCGTGAGTGTGACCTTGCAAGAGCCTGTGCGGCGACCGCGCAAGAAGTCGAGGCCGGTCAAGCGCGTGACCGAGGGTGAGATCGTCTGCAATTGGATTGAGCGGTATTGCTTTGTCCCCGAAGGCAAGAACATCGGCCAGCCAATCAAGCTGTTGGAATGGCAGCGTCGCGAGATCCTGCGCATCTATGACAACCCGTTCGGCACGCGGCGAGCAATCCTGAGCTTCGGGCGCAAGAATGGAAAATCGGCCCTGGCGGCGATGCTGCTGCTCGTGCATCTGTGTGGCCCGCGCTACAAGCCGAACTCGCAATTGTTTTCCGCGGCGCAGTCGCGTGAGCAGGCCGCGATCATCTTCAACCTGGCTGCGAAGATGATCCGGATGAGCCCGGATTTGCGATCGTCGGTGATTATCAGAGAAGCCGCCAAGGAAATCGCTTGCGGTGAGCTTGGAACCAAGTATCGCTCGTTGTCGGCCGAAGCGACCACGGCTTATGGGTTATCGCCTGTGTTCGTCATTCATGACGAGCTTGGCCAGGTTCGCGGGCCGCGATCGATCCTTTACGAGGCTCTGGAGACCGCCACGGGCGCGCAGGGCGCGCCGCTGAGCGTGATCATCTCGACGCAGGCGCGTACTGACGCCGATCTGCTTTCGGTGCTGATTGATGACGCCCTGGCGGGTCACGATCCGAGAACGCTGGTGAGCCTTTACACCGCGGACCAGGCGCTCGATCCGTTCAAGAAGGAAACCATTCTGCTTGCCAATCCTGCGCTCGGCGAGTTTTTGTCCGAGACCGAGGTGATGGCGATGGCGCAAGACGCGGAGCGCATGCCAAGCCGTGAGGCGGAGTATCGCAACCTAATCTTGAATCAGCGGGTGGAGATGGTTAACCCGTTTATTCAGCCGCAGATGTGGAAGGATTGCGGTGGTCCGGTTACTCCTCTCGACGAGTGCGATGAGGTTTATGCCGGGCTCGACCTCAGCGAGGTTGCGGACCTGACGTCGTTGGTAGTGATTGGCCGGATCGGGGACGTGTGGCACGTGCTGCCGAAGTTCTGGCTTCCGGAGGACGGGCTCGGGCGAAAAGCGGTCGGCGACCGTGTTCCATATGACCAGTGGGCGAACGAGGGGTTGTTGCTCACCAATCCCGGGGCGTCGGTCAGCTATGAGTATGTGTCCCAGTATTTGAAGGATGAGATTTTCGAGCGCTACGATGTGCGCAAGATCGGTTTTGATCGCTGGAACATGCGTCATCTCAAGCCGTGGCTTCTCAAGGTTGGGTTGTCCGAGCAATTTGTGACGGAGCGGTTCGTCGAGTTTGGCCAAGGCATGGCCAGCATGAGTCCGGCGATAAGGGACCTTGAGCAGCTGATCAGGGACCGGAAGCTTCGCCATGGCAATCACCCGATCCTGACGATGTGCGTCGCCAACACGGTGATCGTGAAGGACGATGCGGGAAACCGCAAGCCAAGCAAGCGCAAGTCATCTGGCCGCATCGATGGCCTGGTGGCGCTGACGATGGCGGTCGGCGTTGCGCCGCTGCTTTCCGTGAAGTTTGACGCCGAGTGTTTGATCGGGTGATCCATGGCCAATGTTGAATCCTTCCGCTCGCGCTCCAAGATCGAGACGCCTGTGCTGGCGCTTCCTCCCGGCAACAGCTTCATGCGGATCGTGATGGCGCGCGCGCTCGCGTCGGTGACGCGCGGCAGCCCTGCAGAGATAGCCGGGCGACTGTGGCCGACCGACGCGATCGTCTTGCGGGCCGTTTCAGCTCCCGCGATGACCTCGGTCGCCGGGTGGGCGGCCGAGCTCGCCCATAAGATCGTCGGGGATGGCCTGGCGGCCATGGGGCCGGCCGCTGCAGGTGCCGCGGTCCTGCGCCAATCTCTCGTCCTGACGTGGGATGGGAACGGTCTAATCAGTGTGCCTGGTCTCGTTGCTGGCGCCGGCAATGCGGGCTTCGTCGCCGAGGGCAGTCCGATTCCGGTGCGTCAGCTCACGTCGGGTGCGGCGCTGCTGTCTCCTCACAAGTTAGCGGCGATTGGCGTTCTGACCCGCGAGATGATGGAAGGCTCGAACGCCGAGGCGCTCATCGGTGACGTATTGATGCGCTCGGCGTCAGCGGCGCTCGACGTTGCGTTGTTCGGCAGCGCCGCGGCTACTGCGGCCGCGCCCGCAGGTCTTCGCAACGGTATTGCGGCTCTGACTGCGAGTGCCGCCACCGATATGTCGCAGGCGTTCTACAGCGATATCGCAGCGCTGATCAATGCGACCGCTGTTGTCAGTGGGGGTGGCCCTTATATCTTCGTCGGCGGGCCTGGTCTTGTAGCTCAGATGATCATGCGGTTTTTGCTTCAGGCCAACACCTTGGACCAAACCAACATAATCGCGCTAGAAAGCGTCGCCATGGGCAACGATCTCATGTGCGTCGCGACCAATAGCCTCGTTGCGGCGCTGAGCCCGGATCCCGTGATCGAGACCGCTAACGCGGGTGAACTGCACATGAACGACACGCCGTTGGCGATCGTCAATGGCGGTGCGCCGGCGGCTCCGGCGCGGAGCTTGTACCAGACGGATTCCATTGCGCTGAAGATGCGGTGGCCTGTCTCCTGGGCGCTGCGTGACCCGCGCGGTGTGGCGTGGCTAACTCCTGCGTGGAAATAATTAGATGATCAGCGCTCTCATCACTTTGATCGTCTACATCCTCATCCTGGGCTTGCTCTGGTTTTTGTTGGACTATGTTCTGACCGCGTTTCCGCCGCCCGAGCCGGCCGGCCGTCTCATTCGTGTTGTAGCAGTCGTGATTTTTGTCCTGGTGGCGATTTTTCTGCTGCTCGGCGTATTCGGCATCGGCGGCGTCGATGGCGTGCCGCGGTTCCGGTTCGGATGAATCGTATCTCGTTTCTGGACGATCTTCCTTGTGATGCGCTGATCGGGCGCGAGGCGACGTCGGATGGCTGGCGTGGCCTTACAGCGAAGGGAGAAGTCCTCGAGGTGCGCAGTCGCGGTGGGCCCCCCAATGGAGAGGTCGTTATGGCGAGAGGGGGCTCTGTTGTGGCTCGACTGGCGCAGCCAGCGGACAACATCGCCGAGCGCGTATCCATCGACGAGTATCTGAAGCGATATGAGGAGGCCTGCGTTCTTTGTCGCGCCAATCGTCCTCTCGAGGCATTGACGGAATGGAATGCGGCTATTGCGATTGCGCCAACGGCTTTCGCGCGGCTCAACAGAGCATTGACCTTGCTGGCTCTCGGGCGCTGGACGCAAGGGTTTGAAGAATACCGGGAGTGTGAACTCATCCCTGCGCTCATGCGTCCGCCGGTGCGGGAGGCTATCGACGCAGGCATCGAGCAATGGCGCGGCGAACCGATAGCCGGCAAGCGTCTTTTGCTGATCCACGCTCATGGCTTCGGCGACTCGTTGATGACGCTCCGCCATGTCGATCAGTTAATGCATCGCGGCGCTGACGTCACGCTATTGATGCCGCCTGCCCTGGAATCATTGGCGGCGCAGATTGCTCCGGTCGTTTCTCACAT